CAAAAATAAACTAAATAGAACATGTCACATCAAAGGAAACAGAAATGAAAACATTAATGAGCGTCATCCGTGGTATGGACACGATTACAGAAGAAGTGGCGGTTGACCTTGAAGAGTCTACTGCAGAGTATGCCAAGTCATTAGAGAAAATGGCTAACGACAAGAAATTGAAGGCAATCTCCAAGTCAGATAAGGCTACACTATCCAAATTAGCTGACATGATGAAGAATGCTAACGAAGAGTTTATCGAAGAAGCAGTATCAAACTTAGACGAAATGCTTGACGGTATTATAGCCGAAGATTACATGGATGAGGCTTTTGAATCAATCGAAGAAGCTATGGACAATTGGACAATCACAGTAGACAAAGCGGTTAATAAACTTAAGAAAGGCGATGAGCAGAAAGTTAAAGCTCGTTCTGCCTTCGAAGCTATTAACAAAGCAATGAAGTTATGGGGCGACCCATCTCTTAAAGCTGCGCCATTTAATGCTTTTAAGGTTACTAAAGAAGGTCTTGAAGAAGAGAGACTTGACCCTTCTGAATATACCGTTGGCGCAGAGAAATCAAAGAAAGGATATCGCGCTCAAATCACACATAATGCTAAAGGCTTCACCATGTATTTCTCTAGTGATACTTTCAAAGATGAAAAAGATGCTAAGGCTCAAGCCCAAGCATACTTAGATGGGTATGTTCGTGGCGGTGATCGAGCTGCATCAAAAGATGCCGGCAAGTTCGCCAAAAAGAATGATGCAAAGCTGGCAGAAGAAATTATTGCTGAAAATACTGGATATTCTTCTAACCAATATAATCTTTCAGACTCACTCATCGCTGCTGTGAACAGCGTTGTAACTGGTGAAGCACCAGCCGTTGAGCATGAACTGGATATTCAGAACGACACTATTGAAGCTGGTGATGACACAGTTATTGTCGAAGGAGCTGATGGCGGGACTGGTGATAAAGAAGAATATCAGAAATTCTTTAAAGCAGCGTTGAAGAAGTTTGGTGCCAACTCGCCAGCTGACCTTGACGACAAGAAGAAAAAAGAATTCTATGACTATGTAGATGCCAATTGGGAAGGTGATGATGAAGCTGCGTCTAAATCTAAAGAAGAGAATATGGACAATTTTAAAGGTAAGGAAGCCAAGCCATTTAAGAAGGATAAGGTTAAGAAGGAATCTAAGGATGGCGATGATGACGACAAAGAGATGAAGAAAGAAAAGGATGGCAAGAAAGCTGAGAAAGTGGTAATTAATCCCAAGCTTGATGAATCCAAGTTTAAAGCTAAATATGGTGATCGCTACGAAGCCGTGATGGCTGCTGCATCTGCCAAGTTGGCTAAATGACTTTAAAACAAATAACTAAATAGTAATAATAACATATTCTTAATAGGAGAATAAAAATGAGTTCATGGGGTAATAAAGATATAAAGGCATCTTCTGGCGGCACTGCTGCTGTGTCGACTGCTGGAGCTGTAACTGGTGCTGGATCTGCAGACTTGACTGATTTCGCTGTTGGTGATTTCTTGCGTGTTGGAACTAACGACTATGTGTTTACCGCAATCGCATCAGCCACTGCCGCTACTGTGCGTCAAGCTGACGGAGCTGCTACTATTGCCGCATCTACTGCTGCTGCATACGAAGTATCTGAGAAGCCACTATCAATAGTGTATTCAGATAGCGTTGACGCTGGTTTGATCTATGGTGCTGATCCTGCTGAAATGACTGATGATGCTGGCGCGCAAGGTATTGCTCACGCTGGTTGGTTGAAGCGTACTGTGGGTACTGGCGGACGAAGTGGTCGTGTACAATATGAAACATTGGTTGCTATGAGTTCTATCTCTGGTGACGCTGGCGATGATGCCGTACTAAGCGAATAAGGAATTAGAAAATGGCAGATAAAAAGGTCTCAGCTTTACCAGTATCAACAGGTGTGACATCTGACGACCTCTTTATGATCGTCAATAATCCTTCTGGTGTACCAACTAGCCAAAAGATTACTGTAGCCAACTTATTTGACGGGATCCCTAGCGCAACTGCCTTTAATGGTACAGTTGCTGCTAGGGCGAACGTAGCTGTTAGTGGAAATTTGTTTAACGTATCCGCTAACACTACATTCACCGGAGAAATGCGCGTTACTTCTAGCACACCAGCTACAAGTAATACTGCTACAGAAACACTGGGTATTGGTAAAATATGGTTCGATGATAACTATCTATATGTTGCTACAAATGCTACTACAATTAAACGAGTACTACTGAGCGAATTCTAAATTATTATGTTTGAAAATTTGACGGAAGATAACTTCCAAATGTTTGCTATGAAGACTTATACGAATCCACACTGTACGGACTTGTTAGAGTTTCAAGATGACCTGAAGAGAATACGCTACATAAAGCGGTTGTTTAAGAAGTATAGCGAAACTGGTGAATTACGTGAGCGGTTGGTTTTGAACCATCTCATAGTAATCTATAATATGTTCGAATCAAGGGCAGCGACTCGTATGTTGTTCTTGAAACTCGAAGGGTATTATGATTACTTGAAGCCGTTTTTAATATTCCTTGGATACTGGCCAGCAGAGATTGGTCTTGTTGATGGGGTAAGAGTTTTAGACACAAATATATCACTAGATGACACTATCGTATCTAAGTTAAAGGAAATATAATGGCTGGAAAATTTACAGACCTCCTACTTGTATATCAATTTATCAAGAGGTTGACCACGCCATTCAATAAGACCGAAGCATTCAAGCTGGGTATTATTAATGAGAAGGGCAAGAAGCTAAGATCACCCGAGACGAAAGCAGAGGAAAACTCATACGGATACTATGATCGTATGGTATTTAACCTCAAAAAAATGCTAGAGAAAGTTCCTGGTGGCGGCTCTAAGTTTGCCTCATACGCGGCAGCTCTTTTCTTGATCAGGGAAGGGAACCAACAAAAAGAGTTCACAGATGATGAGCTCATGCAAGGATTGTATGAATCAATGAATCTATTAGAAGATACAGATAAACTTAAAGATTACAAGTCTTTGTTTGAAGACACTCCTACTAACGCGGCTGGTGCTGCCGTGGTCGGAACTGGTGATGACGCTACTGTTTTCAAGAAACCTGATGCTCGTAAGAAGGAAATAAAGGAATTCCTGAAGAAGTATCTTGAGCAGAAAAATAAGCGTGCCGAAGGTAAGAAGATAAAGGAACGTAAAGACTTCCTATCGAAGTATGGCATTTCAGAGTGAAAGCTCTTGAGATGGCCAAAAGAAACACTCCTGCCAAGGCTGGTCGAAAGGAATGGGGTGAGTTGTTCGCTAGCAAGAAGAAAGCAAAAGTGGTTGAGCAGTCAGTGTATACGAAAACCAGCTCAACAATGAAGAAAGTGGATCGATTAAAGGCTAGTCTTAAATGATAAAGATATACTTTTTCCTATTGATATTTGGTATTGTTGGTGGAGCTGGGTATGCGGGATACGCATATTACAAAGACAGTCAAGCAAAGATAATGATGCTAACTTCAAATAATGCTACGCTGAAGGTGGCTTCCGAGATAAACCAAGCTACCATAACAGAATTACAAGAAACAGCAGCTGTTCAAGCTGAATTGACTAGAGACTTAATGAAGAACCTCCAGAATAGTGAACAGTATACTGATAAACTGAGAAAAACATTGAGTAAGCACGATTTGTCTTATTTGAGTGTAAGAAAACCTGGATTGATTGAAACGAGAATTAATAATGGAACAAAGAAATTATTTGAAGGTCTTGAATCTGATACTGTTAAGTAGCATTTTCCTCACAGGATGCAGCACACTTAATAGCATAAAAGAAATGGTCTCTGTAACTGAAGTGATCAAGCCCACCATAGCTGTAGTAGAACGACCCAAACCACTTTCATTCAATGATCTGCATTTCTATGTCGTCACCGAAGATAATATCGATGACTTCAAAGTGCGGTTCATGAACGATAACAACGTCTTTGTATTTTATGCGATATCCGTAAAGGGGTATGAGGCATTGGCTCTGAACATGGCCGAACTGAAACGCTATATATTACAACAGAAATCAATTATAATTTACTATGAAGAGTCAGTTGCCCCTGATGAGAAGGAAACCTTAGATGGAAAGGAATAGAGAGCAGGCTGAGTTTGCCGCACTATTGTCGCAAATAGCATATGCAGAGCAGTCAAAGTCAAGTTTAATAGTTAAGAAGTTAGGATACACCTCTAATTTAATCGCAAATAACGGTGCTGAAGTATTAGTCGTAAAGAACCGGAAAGAGTTGTGGTTTGCGTTCAGGGGAACTGAGCCGACTAAACTGAATGACGTCATGGCTGACCTGAAGGTTATAAAGAACTCCGCTATTGCTGGCGGCATGGTTCATTCAGGGTTTCAGGATGAAATAAATGAATTGTGGGTTGACTGTTTAAAGGAACTAGAGTATAATAATCAATTGAAGAAGCCTAAAAAGGTATTCTTCACAGGGCATAGTCTAGGTGCCGCGATGGCTACTATAGCTGCTACGAGAATTGAAGGCGAATGTTTGTACACCTTCGGATCGCCAAAGGTTGGCGGTCGTCATTTCGTTAGGCATCTGAAGTGTCCGCATGAAAGGTTTGTGAACAATAACGACATCGTCACTAAAGTGCCTCCTTCAGTTTTGGGGTTTGTTCACTGCGGTGAGGAGCGTTACTTTAATGCTTTTGGTCTTGAAAGGCAACCCACATACTGGCAGAGATGGAAAGACTTTTTTCGCGGTGTTTGGTTTGGTTGGAAGAACGGTAAGTTTTTTGATATGATAAGTGATCATGGCATGGCAAATTATGTTTCCCTTGCTGCGAAGAAAGAGGAGAAAGAATAGTGTATTGGTTTATTGCGAAAAGTATCATAGGTTCTATCATAGGGAGTTCATTCTATAACTGGTTTAAGAATACTAGAATTGGTGTATGGTTTCAATCAAAATTGAACACATACTTAGAGCATGTCAGTGTTAAGTACAACATTCACATTGCTACAAGGGAAGAAGCTTGGTTAAAGCAGTATCCAAATCTTGCTAAAAGAATAGAAACTTTAGAGAGAGACGCTGCATCTAAGTTTAAGAGATAATCAATTCTTATAAATACTTTGTCGGCTCAAACTTATTTACTATAGAATAGAATTCTAATAATGAAACCTACTAGTCAATCAAGAGTAATCTCAAGTCCGGAAAGGGTTGTATTTGAACAAGAAGCATTAGCGAAGATTGTCACTACTATGGATTTATTTAAGTTATTAGAAGAGCGTCGCGTAGAAGCTCAATCCCAACAAGATATACTTCATAAAAGGATTGGCTCATTGCGTGACGAACTACAGAAAGAACTTGGCGAATCGCATAAAGAAATAATGTCTGAAATCAAAGAGATGAAAGAAGAGCAAAGGGAACACGCTAAAGATATGTCTGATAGAGTGAATAACCTTGAGCAATGGAAGTGGCAAATGGCTGGTGGTGTTCTAGTCCTAGCATTTCTATGGCCATTCGTGACTGATATAATCAATGCTAATTAGTCCTTGCCTTTATGGCATAAAAGGTATATAATTGAATATTGAGTGATTATTTTATGAGCGTCTTATATGAGCAGTTATCTAGAGTCGAAGTATCTAAACCTCCTATCCCCACAATTACAGCTATTCAAGCGTAAAAACGATGCCGTCTACAATTTTCGTTGCCCCTATTGCCTAGACTCACAGACGAATCTCAATAAGGCTCGTGGATATGTGTTCATCAAAGAAAACTCCCTAATCTTCAAGTGTCACAATTGCGGTCATGGCGCGTCAATCAGCAACCTACTCAAACACGTCAATCCTACCTTACACAAAGAATACATGATGGAGCGGTTTCAAGACACCGATGACGTCCGGAAACCTGTAGCATCACTCAAAACTAAGACTGAATTCAGATTCAAGAAGAAAGCTAACTACTTGAAGACCCCTCTAGGCAAGCTGAAGAAGGTTTCGCAGCTCGCAATCGGGCATAAGGCGAGGAACTATATACTGGGTCGCCAAATCCCTACTAATTATCATTATAAATTGTTCTATGCGCCTAAATTTTATGAGTTTGTTAACCTATGCGACCCAGGGAAGTTTCCTAACATCAAATTTGATGAACCAAGGATCATCATTCCGTTTATTGATAAGGAAGAAAATCTAATAGGGTTTCAAGGGAGAGCGTTGGGCAAGTCAAACCTCAAGTATATAACTATTATGTTGGAATCTGACTCGCCCAAGATATTTGGTCTTGACAAGGTTGATTTTCGTAAAGAGGTTCGCGTAGTAGAAGGTCCAATTGATAGTATGTTTGTCGATAACTCGATCGCTATGGCGGGAGCTGACGTCAGTGGGCTTGATATGATGACAGCCAGCTACAATTTCATATACGATAATGAGCCGAGAAACCCACATATAGTAGCAAGAATGCGGAAGGCTATTGACCAAAACCACTCGGTTACTATCTTTCCACATAATATTAAAGAAAAGGATATAAATGATATGATTTTGTCTGGTAAGGGCATGGAGGAGATTCAAGAGGTTATAAGTAGTAACACATATAAAGGTTTAGCCGCACAAGCTAGACTAAGTGTATGGAGTAAAAGATGACGACCCTGTGGAATCACGAAACATTCCTTGTTAGTGAGCACTGGAGTGACGACAAAAACAAATATTCAAAGGTATACATGCACGATCAAGGACACTTGGTTGAGCTGTATTCCTGTAGTAAAATTAAAGGTAGATTGTCCGTAGTGCGTTTGAAAAAGGCTGAGGATCTAGCTGAAAGCTGGGTTCTTAATGAATTAAATTTACAAGAAGTAACAAAAATATAGGGCGAAATGATGTTTGGAATGTCGGGCAAACACCTTGGTGTTAAAGTAAATTATGATCGTGATTCAGAGATGACTGATCAAGCTGTTAAATTATTAAGAGATTATTACTGTAGAGAAGATGAAGATTCACCGCAAAAAGCATTTGCCCGAGCATCAGTAGCGTATTGTGCCGGAGATATGAAGCTGGCTCAAAGGATATATGATGCAGTGTCTAAGGGATGGTTTATGTTCTCTTCCCCCATACTGTCAAATGCCCCTCTAAAGGGTGAGAAGGTCAAGTCACTTCCTATCTCATGTTTCCTGACATATGTTCCTGACAGCCTTGAAGGGTTGATCTCACATTCTGCTGAATTACGCTGGCTATCAGTCAAGGGTGGCGGTGTTGGCGGTCACTGGTCAGATATTCGTTCTGTATCAGACGTGGCTCCTGGACCAATGCCTTTCCTACACACAGTTGATAGTGATATGACTGCGTATCGTCAAGGTAAGACGCGCAAAGGTTCGTATGCGGCATATATGAATATCTCTCATCCGGATATAATTGAATTCGTTAATATGCGTATTCCTACTGGTGACGTCAACCGCAAGTGTTTGAACTTGCATCACGCTGTTAATTTGACTGATGAGTTTATGGAAGCGGTTGAAGATGACATTATTTGGGAACTGAAAGACCCCAATAATGACGCTGTTCGTGATACCATTCGGGCGCGGAAGCTGTGGGAACTGTTACTAGAGACTCGCTACCGTACTGGCGAGCCATACCTGAACTTTATTGACACTGCTAATCGCGCTATGCCTCAAGAGCAGAAGGATTTGGGTCTACGAATAAACGGATCAAACCTCTGTAACGAAATCCATCTGGCCACCAATGATGAAAGAAGTGCCGTATGTTGCCTGTCCTCGCTAAACTTGGAGAAGTATGATGAATGGAAGAATTCTAATTTGGTGCCTGATCTTATCAGGTTTCTTGATAACGTCTTGCAGTTCTTTATCGACAACGCAGGCGAAGAAATCTCAAGGGCAAGGTACTCAGCAATGCGTGAGCGCAGTCTCGGTCTCGGGGCAATGGGCTATCACGCTTACTTGCAGAAGCACCGAGTAGCATTTGAGAGCCAACAAGCGGCAGATATCAATAACGAAATCTTTAAAACAATTAGAGAGCAAGCAGACCAAGAAACCTTAAAGCTTGGCGCCGAACGAGGTGCAGCACCTGATTTGACGTCTTCACAGCGACGTAACGCCCACCTATTAGCCATCGCGCCTAATGCAAACAGTTCTTTGATTGGAGGGACTTCTCCTTCTATTGAACCTTGGAAGGCAAATGCATTTACCTCGCGCACAAGGGCTGGTAGCCATTTAACTAAAAACAAGTATCTGTTAGAAGAACTTGTGTCACTAGGAAAGGACACTCCTGAAGTATGGTCGTCAATTATTACGGGTGGTGGCTCTGTACAGCATCTGGCGTTCTTATCTGACCACCTTAAAGATGTGTTCAAAACTGCGATTGAGCTTGATCAAGATATTATTGTTAAACAAGCTGGAGATCGACAAAAGTATCTATGTCAAGGACAATCGCTAAACATATTCTTCCCTTCCGGAGCCACTAAAGCTTATTTACACAAAGTTCATTATAATGCTTGGCTTTATGGTACAAAGGGGTTATACTACCTGAGGACTGAAACATCAAACAAGGCAGAGAACGTATCGACCAAGGTTGCGCGTGATAGATTGGCTGAGTTTAGTGATGTTGTCTTACAAGGTGCTGTTGGTGATAATACACAAGACGACTGTGTTGCTTGTCAAGGATAGAAATATCAAACTTAATATAACGAAAAAGGGAAGTTAATGGAAGTCTTAATATACAGCAAGAGTAATTGTCCGTTCTGCGAGAAGGCGAAGTTTTGGTTCAAAACTCATGGGCATGCATTTACTGAGATTATGTTAGACAATGAAGAGCAGAGATTGGAATTTTATCAGAAGGTTCCTGGCGCACGCTCAGTACCACAGATTTACATTGACGATAAACATATAGGAACGTATGACGACTTGATGAGGGTCGCCGATACACTAGTGAAAAAGATTGGTGGGTTGCTGGAATTCTCAGAGACCTATAAGCCGTTTCATTATCCATGGGCTGTAGACATTACTACACGTCATGAGAAGGCGCACTGGATTGAAGATGAGATTGATCTGTCTGAAGACGTAACTGACTGGAAAGGTGGTAAAATTACTGAAGTAGAGAAGGACTATATTACTAATGTTCTCCGTCTATTCACTCAGAGCGACGTTGCAGTCGGTCAAAACTACTATGATCAGTTTGTTCCTAAGTTCAAGAACAATGAAGTTCGGAATATGTTAGGCTCGTTCGCTGCTAGAGAGGGAATTCACCAGAGAGCATATGCGCTGTTGAATGAAACGCTTGGCTTGCCTGATAGTGAATATCATGCGTTCCTTGAGTATAGTGAGATGGCTGATAAGATTGACTATATGATGAAGTCTGACACCAGCACTATGCGTGGTCTTGGTCTATCATTAGCTAAGTCCGTGATGAATGAGGGCGTGGCGTTATTTGCCTCGTTCGTTATGTTGCTGAACTTCCAGCGTTTTGGTAAGATGAAAGGTATGGGTAAGGTTGTTGAGTGGAGTATCCGAGACGAGTCAATTCACGTTGAGGGCAACTCAAAACTGTTTAAGGCATTCTGCGCTGAGCACCCTCGTATCGTTGATGCGGATTTCAAGCAGGATATCTATGAACTGGCTCGCCACGCTGTAAAATTGGAAGACAAGTTTATTGATCTAGCTTATAAGATGGGCACAGTAGAAGGTTTAGAGGCTGCAGAGGTAAAGCAGTACATTCGCTATATAACTGATAGAAGATTGTTACAATTAGGTCTCAGAACTAATTTCAAGGTGAAGGAAAATCCATTACCTTGGTTAGAATGGGTATTAAACGGTGCCGACCACACCAACTTCTTTGAGAATCGCGTTACAGAATATGAAGTCGCGGGATTGACAGGTGGTTGGGAAGAAGCATATAGTCAAGGAGCAGTAAGTTGAAAACAATAATCATCGCTGCAGCATTAATGGGCACAGTAGCATCGGCTGATCCATATGTTGAAGTGAAAAGTAAAGCAAAATTTGATGGCGAATCATATGCAGTCAGCTATCTCACCAATGACGCAACGAACTACTTGCGATTAGGGTATGAGGGTGATATGGCGTATTTTGAAGCAGGTGGCATGACTGGTGGGTTCTCAACAGAGGCTGGATATAAGTTCAAGTTCAAGAACGGCTGGACTATTAAAGGTAAAGTTGAGTCAGGGAACGCTGAAGGCTGGGAACACAGTGTTGAAACTGAAATTCGTTACACGTTTAAACAGTAAAAGGATAAACCATGCAAGAGATAACATACGAATTAACCTGTGATGATTGCGGAACCGAATATACTCTTATCAACATTATTCGAGATGACGCAGTAGAAGACAGTCCAGCGTATTGTCCATTTTGTGGAACTGCTCAAGCCCATGCCTTTGTAGATAATGATGATGAATTTGATGATATGGATATTGATGATGAACTCGACGAATTAGATTTCGATGACGATTGATTATGCCAACCCATGGATGTATCAAGGTGAGCCATTTATACCTGAAGAAGCCGACCTGAAGGACTTGGTCGGTTTCTGCTACAAGCTGACTGAAGTAGAGACAGGCATGGCGTATATCGGGAAGAAGTTCTTTTGGAGACCAAAGACGCTGCCTATCACAAAGACTCGGAAGCGTAGAGTTAAGACTAAAGTACTATCAGATTGGAAACTCTATTACGGCTCAAGCGAACGAGTGAAGTTACTGGTAGAGCAAGGCAACGAATTCAAGAGAGAGATATTGCATTTGGCCAGAAGTAAAGGCGAATGCTCATATTTTGAGGCGCGAGAGCAGTTCGCTCACAATGTCATACTCAGGGATGACTACTACAACGAAATGATCAGCTTGCGGATAAATGGTAAGCACCTGAAACTGCTCAAAGAAGAATACAACAAATAACTTTACTTTTGGTCTATGATACGGTATAATTAATACAGGTATCCAATAAAGAGTTTATTATATGAAAGATAAAGATCCAGTAAGACTATTCATAGGCTCCTCAGCTAATGGCGAAGACGCTCTTATTGAGATGGCATATGAATACACCCTCCGTAAAAATACTGATCGCGACCTAGAAATCATATGGATGCGTCAGACTAACGACACTGAGTCATTCTGGCACGGTTTCTCTGATCATCACTGGTCAACTCCCTTCTCCGGTTTCCGCTGGGGTATCCCTGAATACTGTAACTTTGAAGGCAAAGCGATATACACAGATTGTGATATGCTGAACTACTGTGACATCGGTGAGTTGATGGATTTGGAAATACCTGACGACAAAATGATGCTTGCGCGAGACGGTAAGCGATTCGGTGGCAAGGAGTTTTGCGTTATACTCTTTGATTGTGCTAAGTTTAAAGATAAATTCCCTGTAAGCAAAGAATGGAAGCATCACCCCCAAGCCCATCATCAGTTCATTGACCTCTTCATAGTGAATAATCTCGTCGGCCAATTAGACCCGCAATGGAATAGTCACGATGGAGACGTAGTCCCATTCAAACAGCTACACTTCACAACTATGCAGACCCAGCCTTGGAGACCTTCTTGGTTCACAGGTGAGTCATTGCCCCACCCCAATCTAGAACTTGTTGAGTTGTTTTGGAATGCTGTAGAATGTGCGCAAGAAGAAGGCTATAACCGCAAAGACTATATGCCTAGAGATGTAGTCACTTACAATATTATAGGTCGATAAAATGCTGCCAACTTTATACGGTGAAGTTCCTACCAACCCAGTGATAATGGCTGCGTGTGACAGTAAGTATTTCATTGAGCATGGACCAGCGTTCATGTACTCTTGCTCGGATAACGATTACAGCGTACACGTCCACATCATCAACCCTACTCCCCAAGCCTTATCCCTTGCTGGAATCCTAGCTGCCACCTCAACAGGAGCAGTTACATACACCTTTGAGGATAAGGACTTTGACGGCTTCACTTGGGATCAAGAACGAACCTATTACGCTTGCTCTAGGTTTCTAGTTCTACCTGAGATACTCAACTCTTCTCGTAGTGTGATGGTTCTTGATATTGACTGTATGGTGATGAAGCATTTTATGTTCCCTGAAACTCCTTGCGGTTATTTCCCTCGCGTACCACTAGAAGGAACAACGGGATGGGAAGCGGAAGGAACACGTGTAGCTGCTGGTGTGGTGTATATGAATGCCTCTGCTTTAAGCGTGGCTAATGCCGTTGCCGATTACATATCTAAATCCCCTCTCAAATGGTTCGCTGATCAAATTGCCCTGTCTAGGGTGTTTGCTGGGGTTTCTGATGAGAACATTACCACCTATGATAACCAATTCATGGACTGGGAGTTTATTGAAGGGACAGCGATCTGGACGGGTAAGGGTCCAAGGAAGCATGACAACCCTGTATATGTGGCCAAGAAGAACTCATATCCTCTCCGTATAGAAGGTGTTCGGAATGTACTCCTCAAGCCGAGACTTGATATCCCATTTAAGAAGTTCGGTCTTGAAAGGCGCAACGAAGCTCCCTTGCCTGAGATTAGGACTTGGTGGGAGAAATTTGCTCAAGGAGCGGCTTGGGGCACATCATTTCAGTCCGAAGGGTCTATTGATGATGATTTTCTCATCGAAATGCCGCGCTGGACATTCAATGATACTATCGAAGACTATTTCCCAAACGCTGACTTTCTTGTACCTCATGTAGAACGTCATAACTGGGGTGGGGGTGATAATACTAAGTTCTATATGCAAACTGTATTCCCTTGGCTATTCACTATAGATCCTCAAGGTTGGGGTGGGGGTGCGTCATTCGTAGACAAGTTTGATCCCAATGATGATCGCGCACCAGATGCGTTTCAAAATATGCAGAAATGGGCTCGCAGCGGAGAGTCTAAGTTTCCTCAGCCGAGAGGGACTAATTTTGAAGCTAACTTCGAATTTATATTCGTACCTCTCCAATTGCCTCACGATGAGACCATTTTGTATCACTCAGATGTATCCTGTCTAGAATTCGTTGAATCGCTATGCAAGTGGTGTCATGCGGACTCCAGTCGTCCGGTAGCAGTGTTTAAGGGGCACCCAGTAAACTTGGGAGCGATGACTCCTCTAATGAAAATCATTGCTCAATATAACAATGTTATGTACGTTACTGACCACTCTATCAATGATTTGATACCGAAAGCATCGGCAGTCTATGTGATCAACTCAGGTGTCGGCCAAGAGGCTATGCTACACGATAAGCCAGTTGTTTCGTTTGGGAGGTCAGAGTATCAAGGGGCTGTAATCAACGCAAAGCTGGATGACCTAAATGGTGCTTGGGATTCAGTGCTCAATATCGACCGAAAAGAAATGAAACGGATATATCGCAATTGGTATGACTGGTATTTGTATGAAGTGGTAACTCATATAAAATAAAGCTTTACTTACATACCAAACTATAGTATAATTGTATTATTGACTGGAGTAAAATGTAATGGTTGTGTTATTAGAGATTATTTTCAGTGTTTGTATTTTGTATTGGTGTTTCAGGGGACTCTTGTTTACTGAGAGAATGATATCAAAAGAGCATTTCAGTAAGTACAATGATAATGAGCAATAGATTATGAGGCGTGGTGAGAAGTCATTAAAGGTAAGGGCAAAGCAGCATATATCCATATGTTGTGAGACTCTTTGCGAAAAGGCTGTAGTCGAAGAATACATTGAAGAACTCGAACTCACGGTAGAGAGACTAGAAGCGCAATTACTGGAGTATGACAATGACAATGCCTAATGAAAGATACTATTCCATTAGGACTACTCGTGCGTTCCTTGTAGACTTGATGGATCCTAAGAAAACACCCAGAGTTCCTAAAGAAATAAGAATGAAAGCATATTATTGTTTAAAACATTATCCTGGTGAGTATCATATGGGAGAGGCTGCCATTCAGGCTCCTGAGATATGGGGTGAACAGAAACGCGAACCAGAGCCGGGATTTAGATATTGAGATGATAAGCTATAGCACAAATTGGATGGGACCAGTGTCTAATAATTGGTACCTACAAAGAAATATACCCTACACCCTAGAGACCTATGAAGATAGTCGTGGAAAAAGTAGTTTGTTCTACAAGGCTTTCGCTGAATCATACTCCTGTGGTCGTATTGATATATATGGATTAGACGAACAAGAATTCTATGCAGGTAAAGACGAGTACGGTGTTGCTCCTATGCGTACTGAGGATTGGAATGACTTTGGTGAGTGGCTTGATAAAATTGAGTGCAAGGTGCAGATTAGGTATGATACACTGATACATATGT